AAGAACCGCTTATCTCGTCCGTATGTATAACGCTTGTGGGCGTAGACTGTCAGCTTGTTCGCAATGCGAATAAGTGCGGTATGATAGCTTTCGTATTTTCCCTTCAGAAAGAAGGGGCGTACGTCGCGACCATACCAAACGTCTACTCCACAACTCTCAAAAAACGTGCCAGCCAGGCATGTTTTGCTTTCGTTAACTTCGAATCCTAGGAATTGAAGATAGTCGATCAAATCAGGAGCTATACTTTGTTCAACGATAATGTCATCCCCGAAAACATTGAAATCTTTCGACCCCGCGGCCTGACAGGCCGCGATGAAGAGAAGCGTTTCAAGTTCGAAGGTGTAGCCATTACCCATCGCAGAGTATTTTTCCAGTTTGACCTCCTTTCCGTCAACCACACTGTAATCACAGCGCGCGACGTCGAGGAGAGCAAGCCATTCGGGTGGCAAAACCATCCGTATGAGTCTATCAGCTACCGTATCGCTTGCCGATTTCAGATCGATGGTCGCAAGACCATCGCGCTGAGCTCGTAAAACGGTTTGGCGGTTGATAAACTTCTGCTTGCGTAGGTCGACACCGATGCGGCGCAAACGCTGACGGATTAACTCGGCGATCCCCAATTGAACGTAAATGTTCGCATGGGGACCGATCGAAATCGGTCTATCAGTTTTTGCGTTCTTCGGTACGAAAGTTACCTTATCGAACGCTTGGAGGGCATAACCCCTTACAGCGGATTCACCCCGGAAACGGGGGAGAATACTCATTAGATAAGGTTGGAGTCTAGGTGTAACCGTCCAATCGGCGGTTATTTTTCTTGATGGAAGTACATCACTGCCACTCACACTTGCAGTAGCACCCGGGCCAAATCGAAAGTTGCTCTCCGCAAATTCAAGGTCATCTCGTGAGAGAGTACCAAGTATGCGAAAGACACACCGCTGAAAGCGACGAAAAAACGATTCATATTTACTCGTAAAGGAGAAATTCCCTTCCTCGTAAGTACGGAAACGCTCGTTCGTCAGGCGGCAACCATCTTCAGCTGCAAACCACTTCTCGAGAGCTTTCGCTCTACGATTGTGGGATGTAGGCAGAAGCGGATTCTTCGACATCATCTGCGAAACTAAATAGTCATCGTCGAAGCGAGGAGATAACGTATCCGGGTCAGGAAGACTCAGATATTCATCCCAAGCTTCGTACTTGGCCATTAGCCAGCAGGTGAGGGCCCTAGGCGAGTCGATAGACTCACAGACCATCATAAACACCTTAGTCTCGAGCTTATAAACTCGAGCCATGTCCCTCGAAAGAGAAGGCATGTGTGCTATCCTTTAACGTAGTGAAAACTAACAGTTAGAACAGCCCTCGTGAGAGAGCTGCCACAGGATGACGACCTTAAGTACTTAGTACAGCGGGTCGAGGTCACGCATCGCGCCCTGAATCAGAGCGTTTGCGAGACCGTTTCGCACAAAGGCGTGCAAGTCCTTACGCTGAGCATCGGTAGCAACGGAGGGAATAATATATTCCACGTTGGCCCGAAGCGTATGCGTAACTGTAGAGACGCCGTTGACCGATTGGACAACAGGCATATCGACAGTGAACTTGCTCCGGTTCATGTCCGATTTACCATTCGCGAAGGTGGAAGACACCTTCAGACGACGGAAACCGGCCGAGAACGCGGCAGTCCGGTCAGTGAGAACCGACAGAGCAGGAGTAACACTCTCAGGAGCGAAAGTGATGTTGGCCGGAGTGGCCTGGCCGTCCGGGAGGACGACCGAAGAGGCTTGTGCCATTAACTGACCTTGGGTTAAAACCCGGTTAAGTTGATGAAAATGTCGGTGGAATCATTTCCACTTGGACACTGCTCGCAGTAACGCAAGGCCGTTCGAGATATGACCAGTACTCACATTAGGTTTCCAACGAAGGCGTGCTATGCCGGGGGACGCTTTTGGCGCCTCACGACTAACATTGAACCATTCGTAAGAGCCCTTACCGTGAGAAGAGGTCAATTCCTGTTCGAACTTGGTTCTAACAGAACGTATGTATTTTAGTTGATCAACATAAAGCGGAGAATCGAGAGACTCGAGTACTTCGCCAACGTTGATCCACCAATCTACGACGAAACTGAAAGGAACGAGTTCCCATGCGAGAACAAGCGGGTTGGTGAGGCCGAGAGATCCTAACATAGCATTAACGTTTTCATTCTTGACAACGTACATGCCAGTGTATCTGATCTTCGAGGTAGTGGTCCCTCTGCATTCATACCAACTTTCGTTGAGTGTGATACCAGAGAGCTGACCCTTCACTAAGGGAGAATCAGACCGGAAGGTCTGAGACCCTTTGCACATAGATATGAGCGGTTTGGCTTCGAGGCCGTCTTTTAGACGTTCTACGCTTTCCACCATATCTCCAATAAGGGGCTTTACTCCATATTGGAATTGCAACCAGTCATTCGCTAG